GTTACCACTGTCATAGGTGAGCATACCAGTGGCGAGTTTGACGCTGGGAGTTGCAGCATCAGCGCCACCACTCTCGTCGCCACCAAAGGCGAGTCCGATAGCCCATGATAGCAATCCCATCAGCAAGGCGGTGATGACACCGATGAGCGGAATACCCCACCATCCGAGGGTGCCGATAATCTTAGCAGCGCCACCAGCGATACCGAGGCCCACCTTACCTGTTGTAGCGCCCGCTTCATCTGCCAGTTCGGTGGCATTCGAGGTGGAGTGCTGTGTGAGGCGGGCAGCATCGCCCGTTGTCTGAGCCGTGAGCATCAGCGACTGGTAGAGTTGCTGTATCTGCAACATCGTAGCCTGGTGCATGGTCTCGTCGGCTTCTTCCTGGCGATAGTAGAGCTGCTTAGTGACGCGGCGTGTAAGGTCTTGTGCGATGAGTTGCAGAGACATCTTCACATACGACTTCAGCATATCCTTCAGGAGGTCTTTGAATTTGACATCCGACTGTTCGGTGTCGTAGATCATATTACCCAGCGACTCCCCTACCCCTTCGGCGAACGTGTTAAGCGGTTCAGAGAAGTTTTGGAGGAGAGACACGCGCTCTTGGAACTTACGTGCCACCGAGTCGGCCATTTCAGACTGAGCCTCCATCATCTGACGTTTAGCATCCGTCAGCTGCTGTTCAGAGATTTTATCCTGTTCACGCAGACGCGCCATATCCTCATAATAGAGACGGGCACGTTCAGCCAGCAGACGATAGCGCAAGATTTCAGGGTCAGAATCCATATTCCAGGACATGCCCATCTGCTGTCCCACGTTCTTATCCGACTCGAAGCGTTGCGTGTCGCTGTTGATGGTTGACAGCTGCTGTGTCGATTTGTCGATGCTCTGAATGGTAGGATTATTATTGAAGACGAAATCCGCACGGCGCTTTGCCTCGTCATAGGCTTTCTTCTGAGCATCCGTATAAGCATCCGAGTATTCAATCAGTTTCTGGTAGAACACCTTGAACTGGTCGGCAGACATATTGAGCAGCGACGAAAGGCCCGTACCAGCGAGATATGACTTATACTCTTTACCGAAGAGGATGGTGAGCACCTTATCCGGCGCATCCTCACTATTCGCATCAACAGAGAGCAGTTCCACGATGTTTTCGCGAGTAGCGGTGAAAGCCTTTTGCCACTGAGCGGTGCGGTCGTCGATGAACTGCTGGATAGCCTCGTTATTACCCTTCTGCGACCACCCCATCATCTGAGCGATTTGTTCGGAAGTCAATTCGGCGACACCAAACTGTTCCATCTGGTTCTCGTAGTCGAGGTTGACCTTCCCCGTGTAGTTCTTTTCCAGGAGCACCTTCTGACGGTCCTGGTAAGCCTTATTCTGCTGGTTGACGTTTTTCAGTTCGTTTTCTGTAGCCTTACGCCATATCTGATCGAGCAATACAGAACCATTCTGTCCCAACTCCTTAGAAAGCGTGGTAATCATGTCCTTCAGTTTCTCGACATCATTATGAATAATGTTATCGAGCAGCTGCGTGGACTGATTTGTGCCGTCAGCAGACAGCGGTTCGTAGAGGTCGTTAATCATCGACTGGCGGAACTGTGCCCAATCGTTCTCAGTACCCGCAATCGCCTGACGGACGTTAGCCAGTGCATTATTCATGCGGATAGTCATGCCGTCCACCAGTTTCTTCTGGAGTTCAGAATCCATGCCCGTCTTTGTCGCCATTTCCGTGATGACAGCAATCTGGCGCTCGTAGTAATTCTTGACGTTATCGACAATCGCCTGAGCCTTGCCCTGTTCCTCTCTCATTTCCTGACGGAGCGCCTTGCGACGAGCTGCCTCTTCCGCCTTACGGCGACGTTCTGCCTCCTTATCGGGTGCATCGTTATCAAGAGCACCAGGAGACTCGTCTTCGGTGGCGGCAACGAGATCATCTTCAAACGGCTTCCACTTTTTGTTGACGCGGTTCATGGCGTTGGTAGCCGAGTAAGCCTGCGAAGCATAACGGGTGGCAGCATAAAGCATCCGTTCAGCCTGAGTGAGGGCGCGGGTGTTGTTGGCACGGACCTCATTTGGTGTAAGTGTGCTTTCAGGACCGCTATTCATTCGCATGTCGCGAACATAGCCATGCACATCGAACCATTCTGTCGGTGACTTGCTGGAACGAGACTTGTAAGCATCAGCGGCTATTTCGCCATTGACACCCAGTTTCCTTGCCAGGTCTTTGTTGATTTCTTCAACAGACTTGCCGGCTTTCTGCATATCATCGACATAGGCTCTGAGCCATGTGCCGTTGTAGGCAGAGCCACCCGCCACGTTATCGTATTCCGTGAGGCGGTCGGCAGACCATCCGACACGAGGAGCCACCTGTGAAGTAATGTCCTTTTCTTTCATCTGAAGGGCAATCTTCGCACGGAGTTGCTTCACAACCTCCTTGTAAGCCTTTGCTACATCATAGGCAGTAGATTTTTCGGTGAGCATCTTCGAGAGATACTGGCCATACTCCTTGTTGAAGTTACGAATAGCAGCCGCACGTTGACGTGAGCCGTTTGCTGCTTCGTCGATAGCTTTCTTAAAGCGTTTCAGGCGGTCGTCAGCGATGGCAAACTCACGGTTAAAGTCAGACATCGTGCTATTGAAGCCCTGCATCCATGCAGTAGCCTTTTGTCCGCTCTTAATGACAGAACCGATAGCAATGGCGAGGCCCGTCAGGAGCGAGATACAGAGACCAATGACATTCATCTTCTGAGCCGTGTTCAGAGCGTGCCATGCAGCCACCAGTCCCTTAGTCTGGAGCGTGGCCAACACCGAAGCCTTACCCATGAGACCGATAGACGATGCCAAACCGATGATAGCCACCGAAGCACCCTTGAAGAGCAATCCCGTAAGAATAGCCGGCAGGAGTGCGAGGAGTATCTTCAATTCAGCAGCAATCAGTCCGAGGAGGTTTTTCATTATCCACATGGAAGCCTCGTTGGAAGTCATGGACTTTGAGAGGTCGTACCATGCCTGGGCCATCTGTTTGACCATATCAACACCCTCTGGGTTGGTGAAAGCCTTTGCCCAGAGGTTATTACCCTTTTCGAGGATAGCGTTAGCCGTGTCCTGTTTCAGGGCATACTCATTGGTGAGAGATGTTGCCTCTGCGAAAGCCTCGTTAGACTCTTCGACATGCGCACGGACCGTATCGACATTCTTAGACATGGTAGCCATGACACCGATAAGGCGCTGACCTTCAGAGCCGAGGTCTTTCCAGATGTTGCCGAGGGCATTCATGTTACCCTTTTCGCGCATCTTTTCCATGATCTGAAGAATGGCCTCCATTGCCTTACCCTGTTGGAAAAGGTTATTGATTGTACCTTTCTCCATGTTCAACTGCTGTTCGATGAGATTATGGTTGGTTTGCAGCGACGTGAAGAGTTTACCAAAAGCCGTGGCCGCTACTTCAGGAGCCTGACCGAGCGCATCGGCAGCAGAGCCGAGTGCCAGCAGTTCGGGCGTAGTGATGCCCGTGATGCGGGAGAGACCCGTGAGGCGTTTCGCGAAGTCAACGATGTGTGTTCCTGATGCAGTAGAAGTGGCCGAAAGCTGGTTGATGGATGAACCGACAGCAAGCATGGAGCGTTCGACACCCAGTTTTGGTATCAGTCCCATGGTATCGACGAGCTTAGATATCTGCAAGAGGCTGTCATCGCCGAGGTCATCAGACAGTGCCACCTTTACCTGGTCGGCAGCACGGACGAATGCGCTCATGCCTTCTACACCGTACTTTCCGAATCCCATCTTACCACCTTGATAGGCGAGGTCGGCGAGATCCTGCACCGTAGAGCGCGTGTTTATCTTAGCCAGGCTTTCAGAGAGTTCGTTGACCTCCTTGGTGGCGAGGCCCGTCACCTTACGGATGTCTGCCAGTTGGTCGGAATATGCCAGGTTACTTTGAAGCATCCCCTGCAGTTTCTGTTGAGCGATAGAAAACAGTTGGAAGACACCGAAGTACATGGAGATATTGCGAAACGTCGTTTTCCATGCAGACCCCTGCTTATTGATAGCGCCGGTTGTACGTTCTATCTCCCCTCGTATGGCTGCCAGCTGCTTCTGTTTGTCGATATACTGCTGTTGGTCGCGGTTGAGTTTAGCCATTTCCGTCTCTAACTGCTTTGCCGCCTTTTGGAGCGTTTCGAGCGGAGCCTTACGGAGGTTAGCCGGTTGGAGGAGGTTGCCGATATCCACCAGTTCGTGATCAACACCCGCGAGGATGTTTTGCAGCTGCTTCATCTGTTCGTTGAGTTTCTTGCGGGCCGTATCGCCTGTGCCGAGGTTGCTCAACTTACGCTGTATCTCATCGATGGCAGCTTTTATTTCCTTTGGTGAGAACTTCTTTGGGTCGAGGATGATATTGTCAGCCTTCTGCTGGAGTTGGTCGGTTGTGAGTTCTATCTGTTTCTCCTTACCTGCAATAGCATCCAGTTGGTCGTCACACTTTTTCAGTTCGGCATTGATGCGCTCGATCTCAGCAGCCACATTGCCCGATGCCGGCAGGATGCCACCCTTACCCAGTTGGTCACGATAAGACACCAGGTTAGCACGAGCGGTGCGGAGTGCATCGGCAGAAGCCCCACCATCGCTGATGGTAGAGACAGCACGACGCGCCTGTTCGTTTTGGAGTTGGTGTAGGATATTGACCTGCGACTGATAGGCGCTGCTGGTTTTCTGTGTGGAAGCCACCAGTTGCTTCTGCTGATTGATGGCGCGTTGCAGCCAGGAGTCCGTCTGTGTAGAGAGTTCGCCCATGTGCTTTTTGATGTTCAGCATTTCGCCCTGCATAACCTTGATTTGGTCAGTGATAGCCTTATATTTCTGGCGCAGTTCTTCGAGTTTAGGGCTACTCTCGCTGGTGCGTGACATTTCCTTCTTCACCTGACGCAGCGCCTGGTTCAGTTGAGACAGCGACGCATTAGAGAGGTTGGTAATGACATTCTCCACCTTTTTCATGTCCGCCTCCTGCTGTTTGATGAGCGCACGGAGGTCGGCCATTTCCTTTTGCAGTTTCTGGGCACGTTGTGCGCCCGTTGCTGTGGAAGTGTTGATGGCATTATACGCCTTTTCCAGGCGCGACAGTTCGTTGCGCATGGCTTTGACGGCTGCTACTGGTTGTGCGGAGTCCGCACTGATCTTGATATATATCTGTTTATCGGCCATAGGAGGTAGATATTAGAATTGGAACACGAGTGGCGGCAAGTCTTCGATATCACGGAACACCTCTACGGAGAGTTCGCGTCCGTAGAAGTCTTCGTAATAGCGCTGCATACGAGAGGCGACATGACGTGCCTCCATCATTATTGAGGGTCGGCTTGTTTCGCCCATGACGGCGAGCCACTGGCGCACATAGCGACGGTTGTGGCGAGCCTTGCGGTCGCGGCGTACCACGTCGAGCGGTCGGCCACCGACAGTACCCATATCGACAAAACGAAGGTAGTCGCGGAAACCGAGGCTGATTGCTTCGTGGCCAGGAGTGGCATCGATGCGCGAGGTAAACGAGCGGGCACCTTTGCCGGTGGCATACCATCCGCCATGATCTTTGCGGTACTCGTTGACCTTACGGAAGCCAGGGTAGATTTCCGTTGGAAAGACGTGCTGTGTCTGCATATTCGCCTGGAGTGCTTGCACGGCATCCATGGCAAAGCGGCGCAGAACCACGTTCGGGCGACGCATTGGTTTTTCGAGTTGTGCTGCCATATAGTGCTTATTTTGTTACAAAGATACAAAGAAGCGGCAGCGAGGACGGGACAAAGAGACTTTAGAGGGACGGCGACAAAATCACCTTACAATAGACGGAACAAGAAACCCGCTGGCAGAAACAGCGGGAACTAAAAGAAGTATTCGATAAGGAGGACGGTTTTAGGGTAGTGAGCGAGAGAGAGGATGTCTTCAGGCAGCTGCATGGCATCGTAGCGGGTGTTTAGGGTGCAAGCGACACCTCCTGATGCTACGTTGACGGGGACTATTTGCCCCCCCCCCTAAACAGCCTTGGAGGTGCGGAGGTGGTTAGGGAGAGCAGGAGAGCTGCCATGCTATGACAGCATACGGAACGATTTTTCTTATAGATCATATTCAATAAATACACATTGGGATGTTTCGCCGGCCATTAGAGCAGAAGCGACACGCCCATCCTCCTTAACACGGGCACGGCGGAGTTTGGAGGTAGGGTAAGCGATGTCGAAGACCCCATTGGGGAGGCATTCGATATAGCCGCTTTCGGTGGCCTGGCGGACTTGGAGCACGATTTGCCCCCCCTATTGGCGATGGTGAGGAACGGGCGGCGCAGCTCATAGTGATGGACGTTAGAACTCATATTCAATCAAGACATAAGGAGTGGTGTTATACATGCCTGTATCGGAATCCTTGCCAATACCCCCCCCTGAAAACGAGGTAATGGTGTTGCAGAATTGTTTGAGGTGGTACTTCGTTACATCACCACGACCAGAACCAGAACGGGTCCAACCGATGAAATTATATGTTATCATATTCTATCAACAGACAATGAGGACATTTATAATCAGTAGCACGAAGTGCCGGAGAAACAGAAAGCCATTTGCCCCCCCTGACTTCCATTCCAGGGCATGAGATAATGGATGAACACCTATCTTATAAATCATATTCTATCAGGATATACCCCCCCCATTTGCGGCCAACACCGTTTGGACGATGCCGGCAGTACCATGAACATTACCATCGAAACCATTACGGAATGTGTCGTAATAAAGGTTTCCTAAACGAAGAATGCTGTTATAAATCATATTCGATAATTACATTATTGACGTGAGCGGTGATGATTGTAGCAGAGGGGTTACGGAAATAATTGCAAACGAGTTCGGGTACCCCCCCCATCTTAGCATCCTTACGGTAGAAACGGAGGTCGCCATTCGGGAGCCAGTGAGCAGCGATGATATCACGGCGGGAAAGACCAAGCCGAGAACGGCTGGGATCGGTGGCGGAGGAACCAGCAGAAAAAACGCTGGACGCTGCGGATTGGGGGGCTGCGATAGTATCGCAGCATACGGAACAATCTATAATTCTCTTTCTATCCATACGAGGTTATCTTTTTGCACGGAGGTGATGGTGTTTGTGACTTGGGCGGAGCCGAGTTCGATAACTTGGTGAAAGTTGCGGTCAGCATGAGCACCACGGAATGAGAGGCAGTCGAGGTCACGATTGACCTGAGCGCACACACGGACAGGTGCGGCACGGCTGTCTGGGTCTCGGTCGTAGAGGTAGGTCATGGTTTGCCCCCCCTACCTCGGCTTGCTGAGATACGGACTTTGGCCATATCTGCGGACGGTTCAGTATCTTTAATCAAGAGCATATTCAACTAATAAGAGGTTATCTTTCTGAATGCCGGTAATGGTGTTAGAGCAACCATCGGTAGCAGGGAGAAAAAAGCGGTCGGAGAAGCGGCAATGCCCCCCCTATCTCCGTAGATGCGGCGCACGGCTTTTGCGTGAGCGGTACGGACGGCACGGAGGATAGAAGCCACACCGAAAACGGCGGGGAATGGCAGCTTATACCCGCTGGGAGAACCAGCGGGCACACTAACCTTGGGCACGGATGGCTGCGATTTCTTCATCAGAGAGTTTGTGATCGGTGACGGTGTAGTAAATCTTAGCGGCAGCATCCGTCTCGTTTTTGGAGAGGAACTTTATCACGCTGTCCGGCTTCAGGAAGAACTTTTCACTAACCTCCTCTTCGAGAATGTCAGCGATGCAGGTGGTGAGTTCAAAGGGACGCGGGAACTCATACTGCGTATCGCCGAGGATATCCTGACGGATGGAGATCATATAGACCCGTTCGCGGTTCTGAGCTACGCCATAGTGTTTGCTGTTCAGGATGCCAAACTTCGTTTTCTTCTCACGTTTCTCTTTACCCCATGGGTAAGGGAATGACGGTGCGAGGAAGTTGACATAGCCATGCTTCTCCAGTAGGGCGCACCATTCTTTGAAGTCGGGCATGTTGACGCTGTTAATGAGGGCAGAGACATTTTCCTGAAGGAGGATTTTCGGGTGCATCTGTTCAACAGCCTTTTCGGTGTACCAAAGGACTGCAGAGCGGGTGTCAGAGCCTTTTTTGATGCCCGCACGTTTTCCTGCCTGACTGATGGACTGACAGGGCGTGGAGTAAGTCAAGAAATCGATGTCAGCATCCGAGAGGTCGCTCCAGTCACATTTGGTCATGTCGCCACGATTAAGATCTTTCCATTGTGGGAAGAGGAGGTTGTGAGCAACCACGGCAGGCTGTTCATTGATTGGCCTTTTGCTTTCGGGGTCGAACTCAGCCCATGCGACGAGTTCATAGGCGAAATCAGGATAACGCTCACGGAGCATGTCAAAGGCTATGCACTGCGAGTCGTAGCCAGAGCAGAGCGTAACCACCTTCAGAGGCTGTTCGCGGAAATTGCGAGACATCTGGAAAGTGGGTAGTGCAAACATATCCTGCACTTCACCAGGTATGCGGCGGTCGGTGGGGAATAAAAAAGCCTCGTAGATATACATGAGGACATCGCAGACGATTGAATTACCAGCGAGCTTGTAGTGGTTGGAGTTGGAGATTATCTGCACGGGACCAAAACGCTCTTCGGTTTTGGCAGCCTTGATTTTTTCGTAAGCAAGGGTGTAGTTCTGACGGAGGAGTTCTATTTCCTCGGCATCATCATCCTCTTCATCCACAGCGACGGAATCGCTGGGCACAGTATCTGGAGCATCTGCAGGTGCTTCGTTTTCTTCATCTGAGGGAGGTGTTTCGAGGCTTTCCAAAGAATCGCGGAAGGCTTCTTCTACTTCTTTCATTGTTGCCGAGGGTTCCAAACCGAACACGCTTAACTCATTATCGACATCAACGAAAGCGGTGTATGGCTTTTGTTCAGTAGCCATCAACTGAGAAATCTGGCGTTCAGGAACGCCCATTAGCCTATAGCATTCGGGGGGGGTAAGTTTTCGGATGTCGAAGTACCTCACGGGGTGCTTCGGATCCTTTTTGCCCTGGAGGTCAGGGTGGTTGTCGGGATAAATTTTTGCAATCATACGCTCTTTATGTTTAATATCAAATCTTTCTTCACAAATAAAATAATGATTACGGGCAGAGATACCCGCCAGAATCGTTACAGCGATGCCATGATGCGACCGCTGATTATAGGTGTCGAGCATTTCGCCGTGAAAGTTCGGTCGCCATTGCCCCCCCTAATCATGGCATTCAGCCGAGAATTAAAATGGTTCATAAGTCATATTCTATTAAAACGACAGTCATTGGGAAGTGTGCAAGCGTCAGGATATTCGTAGGTCCGACAGCATCGTAACGAGTGGTAAGGGTAGCAGCGCAACCGTCGGCTGTGACATTGACAGGAGCGATTTGCCCCCCCTGGTAGTGCGGAATGCACCGATGTTTGTTATCTTACAGATCATATTCAACGACTATTTTAGGAAGCCCAAAATCTGTTGTACCCAAACAAGGACAGTAATTGCCCCCCCCTCGGAGATCGACTACGGCTGCATGGGGCTGCAGTGAGCCGAGGACTAAGATGGCGCTCCCAGCCGAAAACGGCTGGGAGTAGTGGTTGTTATGGGCTGCGATGGTATCGCAGCATACGGGACACTTTTCATAGGTCATACTCTATAAGAATTTTGGGTTTGTCTGTATCGTGGCCATTGCCCCCCCTGCGAGACAGAGGGCGATACCTTTTGGGGACACCACTATGCCGTTTAGGGAAGGGCTATAACGACCGAGAATGATAGGGCGTGTGACCATATTACAAGAGTAGGATGATGACGATAATCAACAGCACGGCAAAGGTGCGAGAACGGCGGGGACGGATGTCACCACGGATGTAGGACTTTGTGGAGGTCCTGGTGGGTGACGGGAGTGGACGCTTGATGTCGTAGGGATCGATGCGTTCGAGTCGTCGGGGGTCGTGGTTCTTTTTCTTCTGATGCTTCATTCGTGATTGGACTGAGTGGCGGACCAGCGGAGGTTAGAGAAATGATTATTGGTGCGGTTGCCATCGATGTGGATGACGTGGGGAAGGTTGTCGGGGTTAGGGACAAAGGCTTCTGCCACGAGGCGATGCACCTTGAAGTTCTTACCAGCGAGACGGACACGGCGATAGCCTTTGCCGTTGAAAGATGCTATCTCCTTACAGAGAGCGCCAGGACTCGATGGAGAACCATCGAGCACAGCGGCTGTAGGAGCTGAGAGGACACGGCCATCTTTCGCAATGAAATAGGACGTGCGGCCATGCTGGAAGAAGCAGGCCACCTCTATACGGTGAGTAACACCAGGACAGTTGGTGGCACAGCCCTCATCAGCAACAAGTGACTTTGCGATAAAATCACAGTTATACATCTTATCCATTACTTTGTGCCGGTATGTCCGTAACCGCCATCGCCACGTTCGGTATCGTCGAGGACTGTCACGGGGTTCCACTCTGCCTGTTCGTAAGAAGCAATCACCAGTTGGGCGATGCGTTCGCCATCGGTGATCTCAAAAGGGATGTTGCTGAGATTGATGAGCAACACACCAATTTCGCCACGGTAGTCGGCATCGATGGTGCCTGGTGCGTTGAGCACGGTGACACCATGTTTGAGAGCGAGGCCGGAGCGTGGGCGCACCTGAGCCTCGTAGCCTGCAGGGAGTGCGATATGTAAGCCAGTGGGGACTAATACGCGCTCCATGGGTTGTAGGACGATAGGCTCTGTGATGTTCGCACGGAGATCCATGCCGGCAGACTGAGCTGTGGCATATTCGGGAAGTGGGTGGTTGGAGTTGTTGATGATATCTATTTTCATAATTTTTGCGGTTAGGACCCAACGGGGAACCGCTGGGCACGGTGGTTATTCCAGGGACATGGGCATACAGAGTTCGAGGAGAACGGAGTTGTCGGCATCCTCTTTGAGGAGGAGTGGGCGGTTAGGTGCTGACAGTTCGACGCGCACGTTATCGGTGCTGATGTTGCCGAGTAGGTTCATCAGTTGCGAAGCCTTGATGCCTATGGCGAAGTTATCGGGTAGTGTCAGCGGGTTCTCCACCTCGGCGAGTGTCAGGTTCTCGGAAGCGGACTTCGAGAAGTCGATGTCGGCAGCAGATAGGTTGACAAACATGCCATCCTTAGAGAACTTAACCATGTTGGATGCGTCGGAAGCCATGAGTTGCACACGTTTGAGGGCACCCATGAATGAGGCCACCGGCAGGACGGCATGGTAGGGGTTTTCCTTGGGGATGACTGAGTTGTAGTTAGGATAGCGCTGTTCGATGTCGCGGATGGTGAATGATATATCGCCGGCACGTAGGCATACATGCTTACGGTCGAACAACACTTCAATCTCCTCTACACCGAGGAAAGGAGTCTGCAGAGATCCGACGATGGTGTTTGGAATAAGGATGACCGCCTTTTCGCCCGTGAGGAACGGTACACCATGGAAGTATTCATACTTATAGAGCGAGTGTCCGTCAGATCCGACGAATACCACCTTATCGTCGAGCACGTCGAGTGCCACAGCAGCCATCTGAGGACGCAGTGTGTCATTGAACGAAGTACATCCGCTTGCAGCCTTGACTGCAGGGAAAAAGATGTTAGCAGGTACGACAAACGATGTTGTTGGATCGGTGACATCCGCCACCTTGGGGAACTCGGCAGACTCCTCGATAGGTACAGACACCTGTCCGCTCTGATAGATAACTGTGGCGAGGTGGCGATCCAGGTCGATGTCGAACGTCACGGGCTGTTCAGGCAGAGAGCCGAGCAGTGGGATGATGTCGGCAGCAGGCAGGCAGAACGGATGGAACATATCGCCGGACTCCATGAGGATGCCCACCGGCATGGTGAGGGCGTTTTCCTGTGAGGAGCCAGTGATGAAGAACTTATCACCCACCTGCGTAAAGAGGTGGTTGGTGAGGATGGGAAGGCTACATTTGCGCTGGATGACTGAGCCGGTAGCCTTCAGGATGCGGAGCAGTTCGCGGGATGATACGTTGAATTTCATATTTTTTGCTTTTTAGGACCCAACCGAGAACGGCTGGGCGCTGGTTTTAGAAGGGGAGGTCTTCGTCGGTGGCAGCGCCGGAGAACGGGTCGTAGTCGGACGATGCCGGAGCCGAGTAGCCTGCTACTCCCTGCGAGACAGGTGCGGAGCTGTTGCGTGGCTGTTGGCTGTTCTGGTCTTCGACGAGGTAAGAGTCGCCCATCTGGTAAGGCATAAGCATCGAGATAGCACGGGAGAGGTCGGTGCCCTGTGTATCGGACTGGTCTTTCCATTCAGGATGTTCTCTGATGACATGCGCTTTGAGTGCGGCGCGGATCTTGGTGCGCTTCTCTTCGGGGAGCGTGTAAGCCACCTGATAGGCAGGTACATTGTAGAGCGTGATATCTTCGCCTTTGCGCATTAGTGACTGTTTCACTGCATCGATGTACTTACCATTGCACGAGCGCTGGATGAAATTGAGGAAAGCACGGATGCCAGAAGCATTGCGCTTGCCCTCGTCGCGGTTGTCCTGCTGCACCTCTATGCCGTTGATGCCGGCAGGGATGAAGATGCCAGGGATGGGTTTGCCACCCTCGGTGAGTGTGAGGTTTAGAAACCTGGCACCGATGAAGGTGCCGATGTCAACTGAAAATCTGTAACGAGCCATAATACTTTTTTGTTTTTATGAATTATTTAAAATGGTAAATCCTCTTCGGGTTGCTGGGTGCTGGCAGCAGAACTGCCAGCCACAGTGGTAGCGGTGGCGGCGGCGGTGGTGCGCTTACGCTGACGGCCATCGAGGTAAGAGCGCCAGCGCTGCTGTTCCTCTTCGGTGAGTACAACCACGTTGCCGTTGTCGTCGGTGATTGGTGCTGGGTCTGGCTTAGACAAGAATGCCTCGTAGTCCTTCATCAGTTCGTCGTTGTTGGCGGGGATAGTATCTTTGCCGGAGCGGTAGAAATATACAGCATGTTCGGTGCGTACCAATTCGCGGATCTGCTTTGGAGCAATCGTTGCATCCTCCTCCCACTCGCGTCCCTCGAAGTAGCGGCGCGTACACCATGCCTGGTGTGCGAAGTAGTTGGTCTGTTCCGCCTTTTTGAGCACCTTACCATCCGCTTTTTTGAAGAGCTGTGGCGGGTTCATCAGAATGCCGGCAGTCTCGCAGTAGTCGAGGATGCGGCGCTTGAATGCCTTTGGCGAGAATGAGTCCGTCTTGTTTTTCGATGCCTCGGCAAAGTCGGACTTATATTCTTCCAGCATGGAGTCGAGATCGACGGGAACACCATAGACATGTTCCTGAGCGAAGAACACACGAGCGAAACGCAGGAATGCTTCGCCAAGAGACTGCGTAAGAGTACGCTGTTCCATGTACTTCTTCTGAGCGTCCACCTTCTCATCGTAACGCATGACAAACTGCACGGCGAGGGCGCATATCATGGCAATCTGATTGCGAGAGGTGGCAGAGAGTTTTTCAGGAGAAACGGCGTTGAAGTCGGGCATGATGTCCGAAATATAGCGAGCCGCTTTGTTCTTCATTATGTTCTGACCACAGAAGCGGTGCGAGAAACCACCGAGGCAGACACGGCGCATGGTAGAGTCGTCGAGGTCGTGAAGCGGATAGTTAGACGTGACTACATGACCAGGACCCTCAGACAAAGGAATAGTGATGCGGTCCTTATACATATAGCGCACGGAGAAGTCGCCGGTGGTGAGGTTGTAGAGCTTACCAAAATCGAGTGAGGCATCCACATCCTCCCAATGGACGATGCGGTGCTTGTGATGCTGGTATTCGGCGAGGTTAGCCGAGAACTCCTTATTACTAATGAGGTCGCGTCCGTTGATGTTCAGGATATGCGCTGCACAGCCCGCAAAGATACGCACGAATGTAGATTTACCAGAGCCACCCTCGGCACGGTTGGCAGCCGATACCACATTCTCGATGAGATACGAGATACAGTTAGACTTCGAGTCGCGGTAGCGCCATAGCATACGACCGAGGCAGAAAATGAGATTAGCAAAGCGGCAGTCCAATTCCATCTGTTCCTCAGACGAGAACTGCTTACCATCGTGGATGAGACGCTGTTCCTGTTCCCATTCCTCGTTTGCGAATCCACGGATGACACGCAGTGGAGGCCACATTTCATCCTCATGCTTACCCTTCCAATCGACGAGCCAGCGATGCGACTGTGCCCATAGCGCCAGGTCGTTTTTATCCTGTTCCAGTTGGGAGAGCGTGTAGAGCGGTTTGCCGTTATCATCCTTTTCCGCCTCCTTATTCTTGATAACCTCTAAGCGGCGGCGATATTCGGGGTTCTCTGAAATCTCAAAAGGCAGGTCTTTAAGCGGTGTGATATTCCAATGCAGCTTCTCTCCACGTTCCACGTTGAAGTCTATCTGGTCGTAGGGGAGCAGCGTTATCTCATTCTCAGTGATGCGGAGTGCGCCATTCTCGTAGAAGAAATGCTCGATGTGGCGACCATAGCCCTCGTTATAGTTCATCTTAACAGCAGGCAGCGAGGCAATCGTCTTCTCATTGATCTCCTTGTTAGCACGGAGCACCGACTGCACCATCAACTCGTATTCATCAGGAAGTCCAGGACGCGCATCGTTGAGTTGACGAGCATACTCCTTCAGGTGTTCGATGGTGGCCTGCACCATAGACTGCGGGTCCAGTTCGTCGGCAAACGGGCCATCGATATGCACATAACGACCTATCTTATCCGGCTCATCGGGTCGCACGTCGCGGGCATAGCCAGCAGAAGCCATGAACTCCCAGAGCGTAGCCGGATTGATGGTATAGTACACCTCCTTCACCATGCCGTTCTTATCCCTTTTCTCTTTGCGCTCGAAGGGGTCGCTACTGAGAGCCGACGTGATACATGATGAGAAGAGGCGGTTGATGTCCTCATCGTTCTGGAATGCCTCACGCGGCAGCATGTGATACGCCAGGAAGAAGTCGCGTACCGTCTGTGCTGGGTGGCAGAAGAGACGAGGGAAATAGAGGTGTGCCCTATCCGTCATCGTCTCTGGCAGTTGGGCACGAAGCACGTCACGGTAGCGACAGCTGATGTCGCGGGCGCGAAGCGTCTGTTTGGTGTCAGAGGCGAAGAGTGTGTAGATGTTGTCCGCAAAGCGGTGCATCTTATTATAGTGGATGCTGGAGAAAGGCACGTCGCCATAAGGGAAGCAGACGTGGTACCAGCGAGAACCGAACTGCTTGGGGTAAGTATGGCGCAATGCCGTGAGGTGGTAGTAAGTAGCGATGGCATCCTGAGCCGAGGTACAATAAATGATGGCACGAGCCTTGATGTCCTTATCGCGGATAGGCACATCTGTCAGTTCCATTTTCGGGTTGCCGTTCTTATCGCTGGACTCCTGCCACTCCTGTTTTACCTCAGTAACCCGTTCGTTGGGGTCGAGTTCCTGAATGGCCTTACGGACACCCGTTGTGTCGGATGTGCGCAGTTCGACAGCACGGAGAAACACCTTATCGCCTGCCAACCAACGGCTAACCTTAGCGGTGGTATGTTCCTCAGTGGTAGAGAACACCATGGGCGGCTGTTCCTCGATAGCCGGACGGAATATAGAGCCACAATCCTCGCGCTCATCATCAGCGAGAGCCACAAAGATAGGGTTCCAGGGTGTAGATATCAGCACCTCAGACTGCGGTTCGCCCTGACGCGAGACAGCAGGCAGCGTGACCTTGCCGACCGCATAGACGTGGAAGTCCTGCTGTATCATTGACGGGTGGAAATGCCAGTCAGCATCCTTGTTTGCCGTGTCGAAGCCATACTGTTCGATGCCGTCACGCGATAGCCATGTGGTGCAACCGAGAGCAGCGAGGTCCTGCGGTGTAAAGTCCGTCTTAGGCTCGAACGTCAGTACCTCTTGTGGTCGTAAGGCCGTCTCGCGGTAGTCACGTTTCAGCAGCTGTGGCCATTTCTCCTGAATCTCCTCACGAGTATGTCCCATTTGTTCTGCCAGTCCGAGGCAGGCATGTCGGAGGTCTTCGCCCACACAGATGAACGTCTGTGGAGCGTGAGCATCCTTACGCCACCAGTAACCGAGGCCCTTCATCGCTGCAAACAGTTCGATAGCCCCATAGCCACCCCGTCGTGTTTTGGTACAGAACCAGTATTCGACAGGTTTGCCATAGAGACCACCACGACGGCGGTGGTAGATGATGAAGTGCGGGGTGGATTTCCCGCTGGCAGGAGCACCCTTACAGAACGGACACCAGCAAGCCGTCTGTCCCTCCTCAGTCTGCTGGTCGGCAGGCTGTATGAGGAGGTTCAGCGGTAATGCTGCAAGTTCGTCTATCAGTGGGTCGTAAATCATACCAAATATTATGCGGGGTCAGGGAGAAGAGAGAAGCACTGCCATACAGACCAGGAGGTGCGTAGGCAGTCGTAAACGGCATTATGGACGTTGCCATCGCCCGTATATTTAGGCAGGGCCTCGTAGATCTTAGCATGGTCGGCCAATGCCTCTTCGTTGGCAGCGAAATGGCTACCTATCTCGGCAATGAATGTACGAGCATCGCGATAGTTGTGGTATGGGACAGGGAAGCGCTCTTCGAGGTTGTAGGTGCGCAATATGGTGCGCAAAACGCTGATATCGAAGTCGGAGCCTTGTGCCCAGAGGCAGAGCATGTCAGACTGCGTGGCCATTTTTACCTCGTTGAGCCATTCGATGAAGTTAGAAAATACCTCCTGCAGCGGATAGCAATCGCCAGAGAGCACTTCGGCCTTTACCTCTTCCGGCTTTTCAGCCCACCACTTCACGGTAGATGGTGAGAAGTCGAACCCGTCGGCTACGCAAGAGCGGATATCCACCTTGCACTCGAACGGCGGGATATTGATGGGAAACAACTCGTCAGCAGAGGACGCATGACGGTTGAAAACAACAGCAGCTATCTGTACGATGGCAGCATTGGAAGCCAATGACAGGCTTTCGAGGTCGAATGTAATATCAATCAGTTTCATATTTTTACTTTTAGTACCCAGCTGAGAACGGCTGGGACGGTTGCTATACGTTTAGGAACTTATCAATGGTAAGCCAATGGACTGAGCAGGGATGATGACGATGGAACGCTGCATCGATGAGTATGCGCATATCGTTCAGGCTGCAGAAGTGGTAGTTTGGTTCACAGAGTTTCACTGCCATGCGCCAATACCCCTTACCATTACGTTTGATGGTGTCATGCTCTTCGGTGATGACCACCTGACGGGCGATACCATTGCCATTGCCGATGAGAAAACGGAAAACATCAGATAGCAGGCGATGCGAAGCCCCACGAAAAAGGAAGAAAAGTTGTTCCTCGTTGGGACCCCGAAAGTCTGTTGTTGCCGCTATGATAAGATGTCTGCGACGGTCTTTCAGCGGTCTGCCTGGTTTCCTTCGACATGGTTGTTTCATTATGTCTCACTTATGGCAGCTGCTTCACGTTCAAACTCCTGTAGGATGGTAAGTATTCCCACCCGTTCGTAGTCCGCCCAATCATCGTTGGAAAACTTATTGATGACGGAGTTTGACCCCATGCCGAGTGTGTTCATGTGTTCCATGAACAGTTTTTTCATGCCGATGGTCATGCCGAGCATACGATAGAACACGCCTTTTCCGTTGACCATATCATCGGGTGTAGGCTGAGACATATCCAGGTTGGGCGGAAAGATCTCCTCCTGATGTTGTGAGAGGAAGTCGCGCTTGATCTGATCGATGCCTTTCAGTTCCCACTCCTTAAACCCGAAGCGGAAGAAGCGGTTGTAGGCCAGTCCCCACTTCATTTCATGGCGAAGCATGACCTCTGCCAACTGTTTTTTCTGAGTTGGTGTGAGGTCGTCGCACTGGAGGTGTGCCTCTGGCTGTTGTAACTTCTCAATAATCATGTTGAACTTTGAAATATTTTTTGTAATTTTGCGCAAAGGTATAAATTTTAATTTGAAAAATCAAAGATTATATTAGTTTTTGTTAGAAATTTAACATTTTGATAAAATTTGGTGTCAGTTTTTGGCGTTTATAAATTAAAGATTATATAAGGTATGAATAGCGTATAAGACTACTTCTATTGTTAAATAAACATAAATAATTAGTTATGGACTACAGTTTCAATTATGGTTTTCTGCGAGAGTTCAAAGAGGCCAACAAGTTATCGAAGAAAGACCTGTTAGAGGCATTAGGGAGTTCAGATTATACGGGTATAAACAGATGGCTGGACGGGAAGACCCCTATCCATGTCACGGCGATGCTCAGGTTGTGTAACTACTATAACATACCGATGAGCGGTTTTTTCTTCGACGGTGACGGAAGAAGTGTGCTGACCATTGAACAGCCCACCGAGGACAGTCAGACAATGCCAACGGACGGTTACGGCATCGGCAATGGTGCGGGAAAGAGCATCATTGAGACGCGGGTCACGGAGCGCCAGATAAGCAGCAGGGCACAGGCGAAAGCGGTGACTGCAGGGCTGGAACGCAAGGAACGGCTGTTGAAGAGAAGAGTGCAGGAGGAAGGGGCAGTAGCAGCGGCAGAGCCACTGCCTGCGGAGAAGGCAGCACCCCATCCGAGAACGGCTGGGAGTAGTGATGGTGGCGAAGCAATCACCCCACACGAAGCCCATGATGCAGACCATGGAGGCGAGAGTGAGAGCGAGGCTATACTGCGACTGCGTTTGGAACATACCAGGGAGATTATCAAGTTGGAGCGTGAGCACCATGACCGAGAAGACCACATCAGGAGGGACTGTCAGGCGAGCTTTGACGCGGAGCGCAATCGGCTGATGGATATTATAGAACGGCAGAATGCCGAGTTGACAAAGTTCTACCAAAGGAGTCACGGATGTGTGCCGATGATAGCGGCTGATGACGGGCCGGAGGGGAGCGAGAAGTAACGGCGATGCAATCGCCTTGCAAAGGACGAGACAGAATCACTGGGAAAACCAGCGAACACCCTGGTGGATAGAAAAACCGCCTGCTGTGTCATCGCGACAGGGCAGACGGCAACCTTAAAATCTAATACCATGAATTACATTCGATATTTAACCTTATGTCACAAAGTCACACTTGACGATGTTGCGGTATAAACTACTACTAAATACTAAAACAAATCATTTACTTAACAACTAAATTTTTAATCGTATGAGGTGAAGTTTAGTTGTCACGCTGGCGTTTGGCTGCATTCATGTTACAGATGAAATTTCCCTCGGTGGTGGGGTGCAGTCCCTCAGCATGGCAGGGGTACTCGGTACCAATGAAGAAAGTTTCGCCATGCAGGAAGAATTGCGGAGTAACATTAAGCGTCACGCTGTGGCCGGTGGTAGCCGGTCGCATATCGAGCATCGCCATGAGGGGATAGATCTCTACGACGGGAAGAGCCTGGCGGTCTTTCTCGGCGCGGATAGCCTTGCGGAGCCACTGGGGGCAGTCGGCAGCGGTGTTGATACGTGAACGACTTGGTGGCACGGCAGATTTTTTGCCAGCGGGAGAACCGCTGGGCGCACTATCATCGCCATAGAACTGGAGGAAAGAGACGAAGGTGTAGCGGGACATGCGCTCATCGAGCGCCTTCATGTCGGCCTTGCGGTCGCCGGTACCTTTGAACTTAGCGATGGCAGCCCACTGGTCAAAGGTCTTCATCTGTTTAACATCCTGCCAGGAGAGGTGCTTACGTGAGTAAGTCTTATCCCATGTATCGGATGGATGGAAGCGGTCATCGGGTATGATAAGCACGTCGGAGCGATACATGCAATTAGGTTCGTAGAGATCGGTGCCCTCAGCATCCGTCAGTTTTTTACGCCACACACGGGTATCGGGTGTGCGGTCGAAGATGAGGTAATCTACCCCACCCTCAAAGTATTGCACTGGAGCCTCGTAAGACGAAGCGCCATACTTGCGAGCATAGTCATCAGCACGGGAAGCGGCACGGAGCACATTGTCCCAATATTTTTGGAGCTGCTTTCCGATGGTGCTATACATGTCGCACTGGTAGTAGTGTTTAATTTTTGACATCATCTTAGTTTTTAGGGTTCTGCGATAAAATCTCAGGATAAAAACGGTACTACTTTATTGTTTTCGGGGGCAAAGGTACATAAAATTTTTGAGAAAAACAGATTTTATATTTGGGATTTTCATAAAAATTACAAAATAAACCTTAGTTTTAATTTGTAATTATAAAATTATTTGTACCTTTGCCAAAGTTTATATAAGTTTTATCAACGTATGGGTAAGAAAAAGAAAGATGTTTTTGAAGAAGCCAAGGAAGAGGGCGCGTCGTTAGAGGATTTTGTCATTCCACAGAAGATTGATGCGTTCGTCGATGCCTTTCAGCCAGTGGAAGAAGAGTCGGTGGCTACGCTATTCTTTGACGAGACGAAGTTGCGAACTTTCTTCAAAGCCTACCCTACGAAGTTAGGGGACCCGCTGACGATTTATCTGAGCCGTCTGGAGAACAAAGGGTTTGTGATGCGCGTGGGCATGATGAATGAGCCTGCCATCTTTGTGACGGAGCGAGCTGTTGGCGGCGTAACGCTGATAGACTCTATATAATATAAATAAGGTGGCGATGCAATCGCCACATACAATCAACAAAGGGCTGCCATGACATAGCAGCACAGAGAACGGAAGACAGATGGTAGTACACCGATTTATGAGTAATGAAGAGTGGCGACGGCTGCAAGCCGGACAGCTACTGGTGAATGAGAGCAAGCACAGAGGCTTTCGTTCAGAGAGTCGTGGTTTTTGTTTTACAACGGATGATCCGAAAGAGGCCATCCGCTACCTGAGCGGCAATGTCGATACGGATGTGTGTGTAACGATGGAGGTGCCGGAGGGGATGCTTCGTAAAACAAAAGCCATTTACCGTGACCATAAGCAAGACATAAACATGATGGCGCTGCCTACCTGTCTGGATGACGTACCCCACCTGACGAAGACGGAATACTGCTGTACGCGGTACTCTCTGAAAAAAGTCAAGGTGATAGCATCGACGACAGAGTTTGCCGGTGTGCCTGGTATCAAAGAGACAGCTGCCATGATGCGGGCGTTAGGGTACAGGAGAAACGGGTAGGAACGGCGATGCAATCGCCTTGCAATAAACAAAACAAGACCCAGCGCTGAAGCGCGGGTACAAAACGAAGATGACACTCAAAGAAGCATACGAACAATGGGGAAAACTAAAGGAACGGCAGACGCTCTACATCAGGACGCGGAATG